AGCGGCATTTACCGCCTTGTACGCTCTGGCAAGCTGCTCCTGAACGCCCTGGGGGTCTTGCGGGACACCTTCGGTGCGTTGCAGAAAAGTGATCTCTCGCTGGAGAGACGGCATTTTGGCGGCGAAGTTCGGGTCTTTCTGCTCGCGATCCGTGGCCCACGAAATGGCGGCCTGCTTGTTGGCCGACACGGCGTTCTGGGCTTCCTGCTGCTGACGGCGCTGTTCCTGGAAGGACTGCGTCCGCTGCATGGACATCTGCATGGCTCGGGCGCGGCTTTCCGCCATCGCCGACGCCGGGTTCAGCTCGCCCCGCTGCACTCGCTGCGCGAGATCATCGGGAAGCAGTTCGCCGGCTGCCACAAGCAGCTTCTGGATCGTAGGCTGAGCACGCCGCCACGCTTCCACCGGGTTGGTCTTCATCAGACCGCCGATGATCAACAGTTCTGCGGCCTCGTTGGCCGCCAGATTGTTGTGGTCCATGAAGTTCTGAACTTCACGGTAGCGTACCGCGTCCTGCTCATACTCTCGCGCTTGTGTCTCGAACGCCCGCGCCTTGTCGCGGTATTCGTTCTTCTTGCGCACGAGCTTCTTGAAGTCGGGATGCTTGGCGAACGGGATCTTCGAGTAGTCCTCGTCATCCGTTGCCGCGCTTTCGGCTTCGACCGTCTCTTCACCTTCGGCTGGCGAGGCCGTCTGATCGTCTTCCGCTTCGCTCTGCTTGCCCACGACATCGCGGACAACCGAAAGCAAATCGGCATCGTCAGTTTCGCCGGTCGCAGCGGACGGTTCTGCGGTCTCAGCAACAGGCGTTTCCTGTTCCTGCGCGTCCTCGGGGTCAGGGGACGAGACCTGATCCGCAACCTCTTTTACGTCGTCAAGAGACATAAGTTACTCCTGTTGGTCCGTGAGAAATACCGCAATTCGTCTTTTGCCGCAAGACTTGGCCTAGATGCGGCCGGGTACCTGATTGCTCCCAAAATGCGCCATGCTGCCGCCCGAGCCGCCCGGAGGCGCCGGGGCGTTGTTCTTGCCCTGCGCCCCTTGGGCGTTCGGGTCTTTGGTCGGATCGGATGGCGCCGGCTGGGCCATGCCGTTCTGGGCCATGATAGACGGCAGGCCCTCGGCGAGCCCTTCCGTCAGGTCCAGACGATCGTCGAGACGCTTCAGCACCTGCTTTGCCAGCCAGTAGGGCTGAATACCGGGCAACTGAATGATCAGCGGCAGCAAGCGCTCCATGTTCTGGATCTCGACAGCCTGGTTCGGCTTGCCGGTAGATCCGGCCTCGATCTCCAGAACGATCTCACCTGATATCTCGGCAAGCGTCATTTCCGGCCAGACGGCGCCGGGGCCGACGATCTTCTTGACGATGTCCTCGGTCATCTCCCGCTGGAGAATTTGCCCGCAGGCGCGCGCTACCGCCGTCAGGAAGGCGTCGAGATCATCGATCGCCGCGCCGTCCGACGACGTGGTCGAATTGGCCGCGATGGCGCTTTCCGTCGCCGTCGCCTTGGAGACGCCGCCGAACTGCGCTTCCTGCGAGCCGACAACGACCTGCGTGTCGGAGAAAATCGGCCCAGTCTCATACAGGTTCGGGTCGACGCCGGGCACCGGTACGACCTGCAACAAGTCGGCGATCTTGGCCTGCGGCCCCATGTTGAGCCCCAGAGCCTCGAACGGCTTCAGGTTCTTCAGAAGAAGCGGGTCTTCCTCGTCGGCGAACGAGCCGTTCGCGAATACCCAGCGCGGACGCGCCGCGTCACGATGCTCCCGCAAGCCCTGTCGGGAGCGGTTATGCTCCTTCTGCATGTCGCGGATCAGCGACACGTCGGACGGCGGGAACAGCTCGTCTTCGCTCTCAACCGCGTTGAAGGTCAGCGCGAAGATCGGCCAGAAGGTCTCGACGAACACGTCCGGTGGCGCCGGCTCACGCAAGAAGTCGGAATAGCCATCCGCGACGTAGTAAACAAGCCCAGTTGGCTTGTCGTAATACTTCCATACGCAGACCATGCCGCCTTTCTTGGCGTCAGCCGGCGACCACTCATAGTCTTCATCGTCGAAATCGTAGGCGCCAATCTCGCGCGACGACCCGGAATTGGCAGAATAGCTTGTATAGCCTTCTTTCAGATCGACGCCGAATATCTCATGGATCTCTTCCGGCGTGTAGATGTACTCCACAGCCATATGGCGGGCGCCAATGAAACCATCCAGAGACTTGGTGCACTTGTCCGGGATGACCTTCGTCGATTGCGGATAGTCGAAGATCAGACCTTCACGCAGCACGATCTCAGGCTCGTTGACGAGCGACTGGATGGACAGCGCCAGTTCTTCCCGCTCCGGCGCGTCCGGATCGTACTCGCCTTCCATGAGCTGTTCGGCGATCGACCGCAGATGGTCGAGCCGGGCGCGAGCATCGGCCAACTGATCGGACAGACCGGGACGCGGCCCCATCTCACGCTGGAACCCAAGCTCGACGTAGCCCACGCCGGTTGTGTTGGCGCGGCGCACGGTGGCCTTCATGCCGCGCTTGAAGTCGAGCGGCTGCTGCTCGTTCATGAAGTAGGCAGTCAGCAGCTCGGTCGTCTTGCCTATCTTGTCGTACATCTGGCGGCGCTGGAAGCCCTGCTGGGCGTCCTGCAACAGCGCCATGGCCTCTTCATAGCCGTTCGGCATCTGCGGCTCGGCCTGACGCGGCATTCCGGTCATCGGGTCGAAGGACGGCGGCGCAGCCTGGGCCATCTGGACGGCCTGCTGGCCCTCCAGCATCGTCTTCATCGCCAATTGCAGCGACATGGGATTTTCGTCCCAGACGGCGTAGTCCATCTGCTCGCGGCGGCGCGCGATGACGCGCGGGTTCTTGGCGTACAGCGCGGCGGTCTTCTGCTTGACGTGCCGACCGGCGATGTTGGCGACGTAGTTGCCGCCCGCAATCCAGTCCTTGTCGGCGCCCCACATGGCGATCTGCATGTCGCGGCGCATGCGCCGGAACGCCTTGTCGTGGTGCTTCTTGTCGGGCTTGATGTCGGCGATGATCTCAGCTACCAGCCGCTTGCGCTGCTCGGTCGTCTGTTTCTCTTCGTCGGCGTCGCCGGACGGGCCGAAAGCACCTTCGGGCGTTTCGCCGGGTTCGGCTACGAAGTCATCCGTGTAGTCGTCCATCAGAAGCCTCCGGCCGTACGCTCAGCACGTTGCCGCTCGCGCCATGTATCCGCCTGTCGAACCCAGGCCAGCGTCCCGAACGCGGGCGCGGCGATCTTGGCCGACGCTACAGATTTACTCGGAGCGAACTGGTTTTGCAATCCGAGACCGAACAGGCTCAAGGTATCGCAGAAGTCGTCGTGCGTGCCGTTGGGAAACGCCATCATCTCGTTGATGGCCTTTTCCGTCCACCACGCGCCCTTCGGGAAATAGACCTTGCCCATTGCGACGCGGCCGACCATCGACTGAGCGCGCGTGCCCTTGTCGGACACGGGCGTGACCTCGACGATGTTGATGTAGGTTCCAGTCTCCAGCATGCGCTTACGCAAAAACGGGCCGATCGACTTGGAGATGTGGCCCTTTTCAGCCCACCACAGCAGCGGCGGCGTGCCGTCGCGCATCATGGCGAGCATGGCCTCCACCGCCACGTCCGTCGGCATCTTCTTCCAGATGCAGTCTAGAATGTAGATATCGCTGTTCTTGTCGACGCCGATTTTCAGCAGACACGACGGATCGTGCCGCCGACCACTGTCAAGCGCGTGATCGGACGCCGCGTAATAGCGCAGATTGGCCGGCAGATCGACGCCGGTTCCGGGGCCGTAGAACTTGATCGTCTCGCGCCGATACAGCTCGCCGTCCAGCAAGCTCGGGTGCTGCTGATACAGCGCCTCGAAGCCAAGTGCGTCGATGCTGCGCTGTTCCTCCAGAAACTCCAGGTCGAACTTGTCCGGGCCGTCCGGCCAGAGCGCCTCGCCCGGCTCGCGCCCGAGCGGGTCGTCTTCTTCCGCGATGGCCGGCAGGTTGATGATCTTGATCTTCCGCGCCAGGTTCTCGTTGTAGTAGGGGTTCTCCGGGTCGGTCAGACGGCCGATCGGGTCATCCGAATGCCAGCGGGTGAACGTCATGATCACCAGCTTCAGCCCCATGCGGCGGGTCATCACGACCTTGGTGAAGAAGTTCCACGCCTCGTCGCGGATCGTTTGGGACTGGGCTTCCTTGTCGTCCTTGATCAAGTCGTCCATGATCGCAAGGTGCGCGCCGCGACCGGTCAGCGAACCGCGCCGGCCGACAAAGGCCCACTGCCCGCCTTCCGTCGTTTTCAGGAAGTCCGACGCGGCGCCACCGCGCTGGAGCCGCACGCCGGGGAATACCTGCTTGAACTGGGGGCTGCTGACGATCGTCCGCACGTCCTTGCCGAAATCGGCGGCGAAATCGTCGTTATAGGTTGCCACAACGCCATTCTGGTGCGGGAACTTGCCGATGAACCACGCCGGCAGACGGCGCGAAACCAGCTCGCTATTGTGGGTTACGACATGCTTGCGGCCGACGATATACAGGCCGTCCGGACGGTCAACTTGAATGCACCGTCCCATATGAGGCGCAACACGACGAATACTCTTGATCGCTACACGCCTGCGCACCCCGAATTTCAGAACGCGTTTACGCTCTAGCCGCGTAGGTATAGCCTCTGTCGGTTGAAAACCCACAGTGATAATCTCGCGGCGCCCCTGTATACCCGAAGTCGACAGGCCCGGCTGTTGCCGCATGACGTACGGCCGAAACCCCAAACCACTAGCTAGCGTAAAAACGTCGTCCGCCAGCCGCTCGTCACCAGTAACGAACCGGCAGCGACCGGTATCGTGCTCGACATGCCCGTCAGTGTCCATCAACCCGGCCAACAACTGCAAGCGCTGCTCTCTGCTGGCGCGCAAGTACTGCGGCGGAATGAATTTGATATTCACGAGCCCGAGCGCGTGCAAAGCTGCTGACAATTGGCCCCGAACGTTCGGACGCGGGCCAGAAAAAGCCACCGTCGTGACGCCCGTGGTCTTGTGCACCCAACGGCCTGTTTCATGAAAGCCGCTGCACGCCGCTGCCGCGTCAAACACCTCTTCATCTACCCCAGTTATATGCGGCTTCGTTGTCGCGCCGTCGCCGAGCCAAACACCAAGAGCGTACGGGTGAAGCGGCTGCACAGCCGACGGGTATGACAAGCAGTCCGCGTCGGGAAGCTGCCAACGCGCCCGCCCGCCGCGGGCTCCAGCTTTGCCTATCCACACATCGTGTTCCAGGTCGCGCGTTTCGAGCGTCCGCATTCGTGGCGGGTACGAGCGCCGATCCCGCACCGTCCATTCATGTTTCTCGTGGCAGCGAACAATCTCGCCGTTTGTAAACTCTATCTCCACGTCCTGCGGCGCTTCGGGGCTGATAGCCAACACCTTTACCGGTTGGCCGTCAGGCCCAAACACAGTGTCACCAGGCCGTAAATCTCCGTGGCGCACATATCCGGCCGGCGTCGGGACCGGCGTTTCGTGTGCAAGCTGTTTTCCATGCCGCGGTGGCATCGTCAGGATCAGGAAGCGAATGCCGCCGTTGACGACTTCCTCGACGACGCGGGCAATGGCATCGTGATGACGGGCGTTCTGGTAGCGCGACTTGTCAACATCGTTCGGGTCGGCGGGATCCGGCGACGTGAACTTGACGAACGGCATGAACTTTTCGCGCGCCTGCTGGGCGCGCTGAGCGCGCTTGAGCAGCCCCAGGCGCTGCGTTACCTCTTCCAAATCGGGCTCGGCGGCCTTGCGCGCGGCTTGCTCCGCTTCCCAGCCGTAGCGCTTGCCCGTCTTCGGGTTGATCATGCTGGCACGGCCACCGCCGCGCTTCGGTTTACTTTCCATCGGCCAACTGCCGGTCCATGCGGGTCACGATTTCCCGAACGACCCTAATATCAGCGCTCTGGTTTGCCACGGCGGCGCGTAGCTCGTCGACCGCTCTCGCCAGATTGGTATTGGCTTGTTCGGCGACGGTCACGCGATACTCCAGATTTACCAACCGGCTGGTGACGCCTTCGGCCGTCGTCATCCGTGTGCCCAGCTCGGCTTGCCCGGTCGTCAGCGTGGCGATGTTGGCTTGCGCCGTGCCCCATGCGACGCCACCACCCGCAATGGTCAGCAAAAACCCGACGATCGTGATGACGGTATTGATATTGACCTCGTTCTTGGCGCGGGGCAATTGCATGGGCTCCTCGCTCACTTCGCGCCCTTGCAGACCGCAAGTTTCTGATAATGGCGGTCAAGATCGACGACCCAGGCATCGACGGCGCCGTTATGAGCGCCCTGAAGCGCATCGATCGCGGCGCTCGGCGGCGGCGAAAGCTGCGGGCAGCTACCGACGACGCTCTGACAGCCGGCGAAGGCGATCGTAAGACCCACTAGGATCAACCGGGCCAGCGTCGATTTCATCGTAACGCTCCTGTAGCTTCGCACGAGCCCGCGCCTGCTCCGCTTCGACGGCATTCTTGCCGTCCTGCCGGGCTTTCAGATAGAACGCGCCAAGCGCGACGACCGCCGCGCCGGCCGCAAGCGCCCAGAGCTTCAACTTCGCGCCGAGGGAAAACAGCCACGTCATGCGCGCGCCTTCCGGATGACGAGCACGGCGACGACGACCACAGCGACGACCAGACAGACGGCCAACGCGATCTGAACTGGCCCAGTTCCCGTCGTCAGGCCGCCCGCGCCGGCCAGAAGACCGCCAGCCGCCGTCATGACTTCTGGCTTCAATGCCGCCTTGATCGGGCTTTCGGGTGCGGCGGCGACGGTATTCGACGCGACAAACGCGCCTTTGGCCCACAAACCGGCTTCCGCCGCCCGGCGGTTCGTCAGCCCGGTCATGACCTTGCCGTCGTTCTTGTTCCAACGGGCCAATTCGCCCGGAACGGCGTCGTAGTTGCCGGCGTTCAGCTTCTTCAGCAGCGTAGACTTGGAAAACGCCCCAACGCCGACATTGAACGTGAAGCTGACCAGCGCGCCGAACTGATTGTCGTTCAGATCGACCTTGACCAGCCGTTCGACCGCCGCGGCGACCTCGTTCAGATCATTCTCCAGCGCGCCATCGGCCACGTCCTGAGTGATCCGCAGCCCCTTTTCGACCTTCAAGAACCCATCGCTGGTATGCCCATAACCGATGGTCCACGGTTCGCCGTTCTTTGAGCCCGGATCCGGGTAGGCCGTCAACTTGCAGCCCTCGAAGCGCTTGACGTGCTGAACAATTTCCGGCGTTACCTGTCGCGTCATGAAAAGTCTCCGTCCATCTCATCCAGACATCCATGCCGTGGTACTTGGAAGCCAGATCCGCACGTTTCGGGGCGCGTGCGAAGTGGTTTGCCCCCGGCGCTTGCCCTCACCGGGCGCCCCGTTTCGCCGAGCGGAATGCGCTTCACGCGGCCTTCGATTACCGCGGCGTCTACTAGTTCTTGGAGCGGAATAGTCATGCCGAGGCCTCATAGGTTCCGTTGATCCGCAAGCGCGAACCGTTCGTAGCGTGCATCAGGGTCAGCCCCGTTGCCGCCGAGTAGCTGGAAGTGGCGGCCGCCGTCAGCCCGTAGAGCGTCAGCGTCGTGCTGCCGGACGACAGCGCTGCCGAAACATGAACGAACAGCGAAGTCGAGTTGTGCCACGCAACCGGGAACACGGCATTCGTCGTACCCGACGTGAACGGCAATCCGGTGATCGTCAGCGCATTCGCGGCCAGCGTGTTGCCGGACGTGTTCAGCTCGATCGTCAGCTCGAAGTTGACCATCCGGCCGATCTTCGTGTAGCGCCCGGCTTGCGTCAGAAACGAGAACGTGTTGCCCGACCCGACCAGAACGGGCGTGAACGAGCCTTCCTCGTAGTCGTCAAGCACGTTCGGATCGGTCGACGGGATCTGAGTGGCCGGGAAGCCGATCTTGCCCGACAGAACGTCGATCAGCCCGGACGGCTGGATGCGCAGCGCCGTGGCCTGGGTGATGGACCCGGTCGGCGTGACGTCGAAATCGATCCGCGTCGGCTGGCTGGTCGAGGTGAAGTCCCCGGCGCCGACCAGATAGACGCCAACGACGTGCGTTCCGAACGCACCGCCGGAATGCCAGCCCGCGCCCTCGTAAGCCACCAGCGTATTTGTCCCAGTCAACGCCGTCGGGGATGCATTGGTGCCGCCGGTACGCCGCCCGAACAATCCGCCATAGCCGCCGTAGACATCGGCGAGAAAACCGTAGCCGTTGTTCGACGCGATGTAGCGCGAACTGGCGGGAAAGCGTGTCGTCGCCGAAACCGCATGCACCAGATGCGTCGTGGAGAAGCTGCCGGACGTGAAAAACGCCTCAGTGGCGGTTTTTGCGGCTTCCGCCGCCGTTTGGGCGGTCTCGGCGCCGGTACGCGCCGTCTGAGCGCCCGTTTGAGCGGTCTCCGCGGCGGTTTTTGCCGTTACGGCGACCGTTTCGGCCGTCTGGGCGCCAGTTTGGGCCGTTTCGGCCGCCGTTTTTGCGGCAACAGCGGCTGTTTGGGCCGTTTCGGCCCCAGTCCGCGCCGTTTGCGCGGCGGACGCGCTCGAAGCGGCCTGCGTTTCCGAAGTCGCTGCGTTCGTCGCGGACCCGGCGGCCGCCGTTGCGCTCGCTGAAGCGGACGTTGCCGCCGTCGTGGCGATTTCCGTCGCTGACGCGGCTGCCGCCGCGGCAGCTTCGTCGACGTACTGCAAGATCGGGTCGGTTCCGGGCAGCGACGCAGCCTTCAGCACCCCGTCCGACCGGAAAGCCGTCTGAATGAACGCTTCGATTGAAGCGATACTGTCGGACAAGCCCGCCATATCGGCGTCGAGCTGCGTTCCGGGGAACGACCCGTCGCCCAAAGCGGCCTGAAAGCCAGTGTAGCTATACGAAACATCGTAAATGGTCGGATACGACATGGCCCACACCCGCGTTGCGTCCTGTCGGTTGTAGGGCAAAACGGCCAAAAAGAAAAGCCCCGCCAATTGGTACACCTGACGGGGCGCTAGTTGGGTCTTCCGGGAGGAAAGATCGGCCGAGACGGGGGAAGGGAACTTGGCCGATGCAGTGATATTGTCCCAGTCCGTGGCAGGTGTCAAGTGGTAAGCGCGCGCAGAATGTTCTCGGCCATCTCGCGCGCTTCCGGGGCGGGGATGACTACCTGTACCGCCGCGCCGTCGATGCCGGCCACAAACACCATGATGCGGGGCTCGGTCACGTTATCCTGCACCGGTATGGCCTCCACAATGATGCGCTCCTTGCGGGGCTCAGGGGCGCTCAGTTTGAAAACCAATTCAGTCTTCACGGGTTTCATGTTGGGTTCGCCTGTCGGTTAGGCCCGCTTGCCGGGCAATCTGGCGAGAAAGCCGATCGGGTTAGGCTTCTGGACGGCGTTGACGCGAAACGTGGCGCCTGCATCGTTCCGATAGATGACCCGAACCGACGGTGTGTCGGTGATGGCCGTGATCGTCGGCTGATTGATGCTGATCTCGTCGGACATGGGCAACGTATAGCCCGGATCGGCGGGGCGGACAAGACGGCCAGTCAAAGAAAAACCGCCCGAAACTTGCGCTTCGGGCGGTCAGTGATGGCCTGACCCTAAACGGGCGTGAAGTCCACGTAGTAGGACTTCCGGACATGCGGTCTGGCTGCGCATTCCACTCGCCGTGGAATTGGGAAGCTATCTTGGGCCGGCTGCCACACCGTCGGTCACCCGCAGGGAGCCCTACTGACGCGATCCGCTGCCAACACATTTAGCGCTTATCGGCGGGGCGGACAAGACGGTCCGTTTCCTTTTCGGCCGGAATTTTGGTAGCGGCGCCCGGCGCCGTTTCCGCCCGCGCGCCCGACCGCCTGCCAGGGGTGGGCCGGGGCTCGACGGCCGATCAACCCGCCGCAAGCGTCATGCCGCGCCGCCCTTGGAGCAACGAACAGTCTTACTAAGACTATTCGTCGTCCATATGCATCAATAGCTTAGCGCATGTCGTTGGGCGCTCGTTGCGCGCATCAGTCGAAGATCGAGCTGTCGTCGACCTCGGCGCCGATCTCGATGACCGGCTTTGCGCGCTCGCTGGCAATGCGGCTCAACGTGGCGATTGCCTCAGCCAGCTCCTCTGGTGTCATCTCGTGCGGCTCTTTGCTGCGCGCGCCTTCCTCGCTGCCCAAAGTCCTGTCATAGGCCAGCTTTACGGCCTGCGCGACGGCGCCGGCCGGCGTGCGCGGATCAGTCAACAGCCGCTTATGCGCGGCGACGGCGAGCGGCAGGATATCGCGGAAAAGTAGCTCCTGCTGCTGCCTGGCGATCTCCGCATGCACCGCCGGACGACGCAAAACCGCCTTCACGCCGCTAGCCGACAGCCCGGTTTTCAGCGCCGCCGCCTCAGGCGACCCGTGCAACGCCATTTCACGCGCCACGCCACGTTCGCCAGCCGTTAAGTGTCCGTTCTTTAAGGGCATTTAGCCTATCCTACAAAGTGTAGCCTACGCTACATCTTATGCCATACGCTACAGACATGCAATCCGCCCTGAACGCACATCCTTAGCTTTTAGCCCGATCCGCGATTATTTTTCGCCTCGCCTGCATTTTTCCTGTTGACGCGCATTACAATCTGTCATACAACAAAAGCAACACGAAGGCACTGACAACACGGAGAAAACAAAATGCGCAAGACTTTTCTCGGAGGGTGCAAGAGCGCCAAGACCGCCCGTAAACTCGCGCCTTGGGCGTGCCGTGTCATCAAGGTCTGTGGCGGGTACATGGCGTTCGAGAGTAACGATGACGCCTATACGTGGGTCCAACAGCGCTGAAACGCTACGCGCACTGAATAAAATACCCCTTGCTTTCGCAACACGAAGGCGTTGACAACACGGAGAAAATACCATGACCATATGGTTCGAAGTGGAGCTACACCGCAACGGAAACCTATGCCGCAAATTCGAAGTTCCCGCCAACGCGACGCGCGGCCTCATGTACATCCCCGACTTCTCCGCGCTTTGTGAAAAACTTCCGGCACAACTTTGGCCCGCTATCCAACGCGGTTCGTGGTGGGCCGACAAATACGCGCCATCGACGCCGCTGCGCCTCGACATGACCGACAAACGCGGCATGCCTCTTGGCAGCTTGTTCGCCACAAGAAAAGGCGTCTAACAGCCCTTCCTACCGACGCACAAGGCCCTGACAACACGGAGAAAACGCCATGCTCAGCCCCGCCTCATCTGCCCTGATCGCCCGCGCCATGGCGCAACGCGGAGCCGCCGGCCTGCATGTTCACTGGCGCCTGCCCGACGGCTCGCACTGGTCGGCCTACGCCTCCAGCGAGGCCGTGAAAGCCAAGTGGATCGCGACCAAAGCCCGCCTTGGTTGGGAATACCTGCCTGAAGGCAAATAACTGGAAACACGGAGCAATCGCATGTTAAGCCAAGCTCAACTGTTTTACTCGGCCAGCCGTAGATGCGGAGACGCAGACGCGGCTTTCATGGAGCTTGTGAACCACCCGACTAACCCGCTAACCCGCGAAGATCTAGAAGCGAACATCCTCCGCCGACCCGCCTTATGGCAGCGCTATGCGGGCTTCCTGACAGTATTGCCCCCACGTGGCGCATAGCCCTTCCTGACGCCACACAAGCCCGCTGACGGGCATTTGCTCCGAAGCGGGCCTCAACACCTCGAAACGTCAAAACGCCGCCACCGGCCAAATATGGAGAAAAGACATGCCTTCCATGGTAAACGGAACCGAAGTCCTGACGCGCAAAGAATTCTGGGAACGCCACGACGCGCTCAAGGATCTGGACAACGACGCGCACCGCGCCGAAGCCTACAAGCTGCATCGCGACTATTGGGGGCGCTACGTCAAGGCGTTCAATATCAGGGTGCATAGCTCGGATTTGCTCAAGCGCTGCGCGCAAGCCGTGGCCGCTGGCGATAACCATCTCAACTCACCTTACACGACGCTAAACGAATGGGACCGCATGAAGCTACCGCAACACGTCGTCAAAGCGCTCCGCGAGAACGGCGAAGGCTACAGCCTTAGCGTCAATACCTGCGTCTGGAAGGAAGCGGCTAGACGACAGCTGGAAGCCAATTCCGACCATGCCGACGACGTAGGCAGTGCGGCATGATCGCCCTTCTCGCCCTGCTCGTCTGGCTGGTAGCTGCGATGCCCGCCGCCATGTTGTTCGCGGCACTGCCCGCCGCTGTCAGTGCGATCTGCTCCGCCCTCTATCGGAGTTTCCAGAAATGACCCTGCCATGGGACGATTTGAAAATATGCTTCGCGCTCCGCACAAACCCGGATCGCTTATGGCGTGCATTCGAGGAGGGGCGTTTGCATCTGCCTAATGGATGGGAACTAAACGAGACGGACATTTCTGGCGCGTCGGGATATGTGGCCGTATTTCGCGTCAGCGTCCACCCGACGAACGAAGACGCCTACAAGGTGAAGGCGCAACTACGGCGCTTCGATCGTTAACACAGTGTAATACAACAAGCCCCCGAAAACCTCGAAACGGCACCCGAAACGGCGCCATTTTTCTTATCCGGCCCAGCCGCTCGCAAACTGTAAAATCGGCGGGTGTAGGAAGTGTAAGACCTATATATAGGGGTCTTACACTTTACACCCCTTCACCGTATGACATTTTACACTTTTTACACTTTTTACACTTTTCCGTAAGCCTCTGATATCTATGCGAAAATTCCACCGTCAATTTTTCCTACACTTTCTACACTCTCTACACCCGACCCTGTTGTATGGCTAAAGTGTAAAATTGGATTTTTTACACCCCAAAGGCCCGATTTTGGCCTAAAAACGAGACACTTTGTCTCTAAGCTCCTCAGGTGCTGGCGTATTGCAGAAACAGCTTTTGCCTCTGTATTACCGCCGTATTGCAGAGCCACCGCAACGGTCGAAACGGGCCCGCCACCGGCCTCTGACTGGGCCACTTCGAGGGCCGCCAGAACGTCCGTTTCTGTCGCCGTGGGGATGGATTTCACGGCCCGCGCTTCCCCCACGGTCAGCAAATCGACGGTGCACGAGGTGATCGGTTTGCCGTTCGGCTTGGCTCCCAGCACCCATTCTCGCAACGAGAACGCCCGCGTCCATTCGCCGTCCATGTCGCGCTGCTTGGTTACGGTGATGGTCGACACGCCCCCCGAGCCTTTCTCGCCACGCTCCCCGCGTTCGGGCGCTGCGACCTCGATTTCCGTGTCGGTGGCCGCCCGCAACAGCGAATGCCCGCGGGCGCCACGGGCCTTGTCCTTGCCCGTGTGGTGCACGATCAGAAGATGGGCCGGAGCGCACGCCTTGCGGATCACGTCGAAGTGCTTCACCAGCGCGCCCATATCGACCGACGAGTTCTCGTCGCCGCCC